CCTCTCCCAGGGTAATTGCCCCGCTGACAGGATTCGAACCTGTTATTACCACACTATGAGTCAAGGTCTCACGTGGTGTTAGTCGCCTTGTTACCCCAGCGTTTTCGCCAGAACGCCACAGCGGGGCGTCAATGATGCTTCGCTGGCAGGATTTGAACCTGCTTTGGAGCTGCTTTTCGCTACCATAACATTCAGGGCTTCGTTGGTAGTGAACGCCTCGGAGTTGATTCTCTCGCCTTCCCATCAGGCTTTGCTCCTTCACGTATAGTTGTTTTCCCAGAACACCACAGCGGGGCGTTATTTCTTCTTCCCTTGAGCTACATTCTTTACTCCTTTGCCGATGTTCCAGCAGAAGCCCAGAAAACCTACTATAAGAACTATTCCCACTATAGCCACCATAACCATAAAAACTGTGTCCACCTTAGCTCACCTCCCTTCTATATATTAACCTCAGTGCTCTTTGGGCGCTCTCCCTGCTTAACCAATTCGTTCAGGCGGTCGGCTATGGCCAGAAGAGCATAACAAGCCCCATACTGAGAGCCAAATGTCTTCGCATCCCGTATAGCCTTTTCTACCAGTCCCTCATAACTCATCCTTTCCTCCTTTTACATAAAATCATTCATAGCTTCTCTAACTATTTCCAGAATCTTCAGCAATATTGGTATCAACGGAATAACCCACCAGGGCCACATTTCAATCTCCCTTATTGCTCAAAAGCACAATATGTTCCTATCAATTTTTCCTCAATATTCCTTTGCCTCATATTTTCCATTACTTTATCATAAAACCCCCTTAATTCCTTCTGCACTTTATCAGCTTCAGCCAACGTTTTCGTTATCCTAGCATACTGCTCATCGCTGAGAGAAATCCTGAAACAATCTTCAGACTCGGAAGATCCTCCCATATCAAAGTAATAAGGTGAATATTCATCTTCAACAAGATAAACATCAGGCATTTTTCTTCCCTCCCACTCTCAGGAATAATGCAATAACAGCTAACAAACAAACACACAACCCCACCATTGACAAATACACCTCTTGGCTGTTATAGCTCCAAAAGCTTTTGAATAGCCTACCAGCAAAAATACCACTTCCAAAACATTCTATATAAAACACTGCTTTCTGAAACATTTCAATCTCCCTTTTCTACTTGTAAAAATATCTTATCTTACCCCCGTAGAGACACATCTTGAACCCTTGCTGGATAAGCATCGGGCTTTTAGGCTTTTTGCTTCTTTTAGGGGTAAATTACTGCTCATTTTCCTTGTATTTTATTACTTTTCTGGGATGCTCTATATTGTTTAGAGCCTCTATAACCTCATTCAACTTGGCTGTAATACGCTCTATTGCTTGTTCTCCCTCAGCATAACCAAAGAAGTTTCCAATATTAACCTTCAATTTCTCAATCATTTTCTCTCCTCTTTTTTGATGCTGTTTACCCCCGTAGCGGAGTCCATTTTATTCACTGTTAGAGCCATTCTTTGTAAAAGACATTCAGGCGTTTTCAGCATCATTTTACACTGAGACAATCCCACCTCTCTCTACGAAGTCTATAGTCGTCCATTTCTCCCCAACTTTATCCCATTTCTTCTTGTACTGCACCCACATAATGCAGACCAAGAAAAGCTGTTCCAGCGTCTCACAACCGCATTTACTCCAAGCTCCTGAGCCTTCATCCCACATAGAAAAGAACATCAACTTAGTGCTGGGAAGCTTAAAGTTGCCTTCAAGCATATCTATTAGCTGATCAAGCCTGGAAAGCCAGAATACTATAAAAGGGCGGTTAAATAGATCCTCATTCCCTATCACCCCAATACCATTGTTGCGATGCCAATAAAAGTCTCCCAACTCAACAGTATGCCCTTTGTAGTAATCCTGCACCTCCAGCGCCTTCCGGCACATATTAACATACTTATCGCTGACGTCCATTATTCATCTCCTCCTTTAGTTTCTCAAGTGCCTTCTCCATCTTCACCATATCTCCTCTTAGTTTCCTGAGAACAAGGTACTCCAGAGCAAAGACAACGGCTATAACTCCTATAACTATTATGGCTCCCATATTATCCTCCCCTGGGTGCAGCTCCACCTGGTTCAGTCCAGTGTAACACACCTCCCTCGCTGGAAGGAACCAACTCCTCTTCCATATAAGCTATTATCTCCTCAGCTACTACCTCTCCAACCACGTCTAAATCCAGATAATTTGTTGCCTTGATCCGGTCTAGCCGGGTGCCTCTGTGCTTCATCAGAATCTTCAGAATACCTTCTTTCATTTGCTTACTCCTTTTAGCTTTTTCTTCCTTTTTATGGTTGTGTTTTGAACTTCTTTTTTATTGTTTTTAAGGGTTTTTCAAGTCTTTTTTATTTCTTTTTTTAGGGTCTGGGGTTAGCTCTTCTAATTATTCGCAAACTCAAGCAGAAACTGGTCCTTAGTTCTATCTTCCTTTTCCTCAATCCGCTTTGGAAACTCCCACATAGAAACCTTCTGACTAAATTCTATCTCCAGGAATTCATAGACATCCTTATCAATCAGAAACAATGAATACTCTGGGAATAACTCAATGAACTTCTCAATCTTCATCTTACTCTTTGGCCTCATAAATCCCTTAACCTCACAGAATTGTTTTGCTCCAAGTTTGAAATCTGGAGTGTAGCAAGTCTCACCTAACCTGAAGGTCTCCCCTTCATACTCATATTCGATCCCAAGATAATTAAAGATCCTAGCTACGTTCGCCTCCCAGGTGCTTCTCACATTATGCCCCAGATCATCTCGGAATCCCCCGTGGTTAAGATTACATCTCGAAGAAGGAACTTTACCGAACATGCCATTACCCGAACCAGCTACCTTTTTACCAGCAGCTTTCAACCTGGGGTCGGTATATTTAGTCAAGCCCTTATCCCAAGGGATATTGCCCATATTCCCCTCTGATATTTTTCGCCTCGTCTCCTCTGTAACCACACAACCATAACGAGGATTATTCTCCCCGGTATTCATTTGGCTACGTTCTTCAGGTGTATATTTGGCCCAGCGGTTATAAGCCCTTTTAGAAGCTATTTCAGATCTCTCTTCTTTAGTTTTCTTACTTTGCTCGTATTTTGCCAAACAAGACCGGGAACAACACTTGGAAATCTCAAAGCGTCTTTTCGTAACCTTATACTCCTTATGGCACCACCGACAGATCTTAGTCAAATCGCCTCTTTCACTACAACTATGGCTACAAAATTTCTGATTCGAACTAAATTTCCTTGGCATAAATACCTTTCCACAACAAGCACAAAACCTCTCTTTACGCTCCTTCAGCACTCTATGCTTTCGATAGTACCGCTTAGCATAACAAAGATTGCAAAGCCCAAATGCCTGATGTGGTCTTTCTTTACCACAACTCTCACAAACAATCAATTTCGGCTTACTTATTTTCAAACCTCTCAACTCCTCTATTTCTTCTCAGTCTTCTTCTTTTTCTTTTCCGTTGCTTTCTTATATGGCTTATAACCAATTCCTGCTTCCGGTTCGTCTATAATATATCCACCATCTTTAGTTTTTGGCATTCTAACCTCCTACTGGAATTCTAGTATATTCTAAGCCTAATTCTTTAGCTGTATTCTTCATAATTATATGGCTATATTTTATTGAAGCTGCCCGTTCAGTCAATCTCGGCTTCAACCCAGAAGGAGTTGAAATAAGCTGATAAACATCATTTTTCCACTCCTCTGCAACTACTTCCTCGTACTTACCATAAACACGCTGTATTCTTTCGCCAGTTGGCCAACCCTTACCAGCTTTCGGTTGTAAACTATACTTATACTCTTTACCCACTACCCAAGTTTGTTTTTCATTCGCATAGCTACTAAAGCCAATATCTTCCATTGAAAAAGACGAGCCATTAGGGTGATTATGGACAACAATTGCTCCCTTGCCCCTTAATAACACTATCTCATCCTTATTATAAGCCAACTGAGGAGTTTTACCTACTTGCTTTTTGAATAAGAATTGGTTTCCCAAACTATCAAAATGAGTCGCTCTCTCTGTCTTATATCCACCATACTTATGTGCAAAAATATCAATTCCAGTCTTTATCTTAGCAGATGGCTTGAGAATTACAGGCCCTTTAATAGGCAGAGTTACTCCAGCTTCTTCTCTCATCTGAGTTATTTCAGCTGGAGTGAAAAGGTCACTCCTATAAATATAAGTTGTATAACAACGCCCATTGGGGTGCTGAGGATTCCCCGCACTTTCACCTTTATCATAATAGTATTCATTTCCCTCTAATGGCTCACAAATCGAACATGGCCAGGGACCTACCGGGTTAACCCTATGTCTCTCTCCTATTATCCAATCAGTGCTCTTACCATAGGCGGTATGACCTGCTTCAAAAGACCTGGCGCCCTCGGTTCTAGCGATTCTTCTTGCCTTTGCAGTAAGCCCCTTAGCTGGTTTACCCCGTTCAGCTCCGATCATTTGTCGTATGTCTGTCGTTAGTTTTCCCACGGTGTCACCCTGGATCAATCCCAGCTGAAGCCTGCTTTGTATCTGTTTCAGAGCTTGAACGGTATCAGCGTCACTGAGCTGCAAAGCATACTCAGAATATACCTCTATCGCTTGCTTATTCAATATGCTGAAAGAAGGCGTAATGGTTTTATCCATATTAGCCAGGAGCGCTTCCAGCTCTGATTGCCCCATCTGGATGCCCTTGTCTCCGGCTCCTTTAACCATCTCTGGCAATTCATTGGCCAGCTTGGCTCGGAAGATCTCCATTTCAGCGGTTACAGCTCTTTGCATTTCCCGAAGTCTCCTGATGGCCGCAGTGCTGGTAACATCCTTAGGTATGAGTGCCCATCTGGAAGCTATCTCTCTTTCTATGTTTCTTCTGGCTTCAAGGTGCAGATTGAATAGCTTCTTTAGATGAGTTTCCTCATATCTGCCATAAGAATCAATGGCTTTCTGGGTGGCTTTCTCTATGGCTTTGGAGATATCTGGCATTACTTTATCAACTCCTTAAGACATTACTTGTTTTTAGAGTATTATGGTTAAATATTTCTTGATGAGTTAAGTTGTTCATATTCCTTTTCTTTTTTTTAGAACCACATTATAGCTAATTCTTCTCATTTGCCCCTCCCCAGAATCTTCTCCCATAACCTTCTAAGTTTTCTTGTAGGCTTTCCTCCTCTTAACCTTAACTCCTTTATCTGGCCTACAGTTTCCTCTCTTTTATAGCTTATACTATCCATCCTCCTTCCATACTTCCTCTTATTTCTCCTCTTGCGCTTCTGGGCTTTCACCACTATGTGCTTTTTCATTATCCCCAGTCCTTGTCATCTCTACCCGCCAAGCTGACCAAGCAATTCAATTCCACTAAACCACCACTTGCTTCTCTGGCCATGAAGCCATTCTCCATTTTCACTTCACTTCTTCTGAATTTTACTGTCATCCTTCTTCACCCCTTTCTTGATTATTTTAACGCTTTCTACATCACGCTTTTGGAGCTTAGCTTCTAAAACAGTTAAAGCGTCTGAAAGCTCTTTCCAGGTAGTTCTTTGGCCTTTAATTCTAACCATTCAATTCCTTCTCAACCCTCTTCTTGATCCTTCTTTCTTCCACCGTCTCCCAAACTCTTCTTCTGAGATAGCTTGTCCATCAATAGAAAAACACTTTGTCCTTTTAGCAGCACACTCTAAAGCAAAAGCAAGCTCCTTCATTGTAGACATAGACTTACGCATAATCTCCATAAGTATACATAGACCCCTCTCCATATCTTCGGCTTTACAACTCATCTCTTCTTCTCCTTTCTTTATCTTCAACTACACTCACTCCACCCACACACAGCACAAACAGGACAGCCTCCCCCAGGAACCAGCGGCCCTCCACAATCAGGACAAGCTCCCATACTTAGAGGCTTTGGCTTCTGCTCTTCCCTCCACTTCTCTTTTGTTATCCCCAGCTTTCCACAGAGATTTGGAGCTTGAGTTAATAAGCTATCAAATTCGGTTTCTGTCATTAGTTGCCATCTCTTCTTTATCTTCATCTATACCCTTATGCCCCGCTGGCAGGATTCACCCACTCTGCACCTGAGAATTAACTTTAGCGGATTATTTCTGGTTCCCGCAACTTGCTATTTCTCTTTCAACTATTCTACTCTTACCTGGCGCCAGAACGCCACAGCGGGGCTTTTCAACATATCAAGCTAATTATCTTGTCCTTTTCTAATCTCTCTGGTGATAGGTCAATATCACAATCTTCCCTATTAGAAACCATTATAGCTCCTGCTCTGCCCAATACATCATTCAAGCTAATCGTATCACTGTAGAAATCAAAAAGATATTTCCTGCTATGCTCAACGAATTCAGATCCACAAGAGGTTATTGATCTTCCCAGATAAGTCTCAGCAAAATAGAACCTCGACTCATCAAGCGTCGTCACCAAGAACCCCAATATCTTCTGCATCTGGGTAATCTTCGTCTTGGCAATGGCAATCACATTGTTGGGATTAACCATATAATTCTTTGAGAGATTCTCCACTCGCTCTTTCGCCACAATCACCTTCAACGGCACTTCTATATCCTTTTCAAAATTGTAATAGTTGGCAAAGAGTATATATGAATTCGCTTCTTGCCTTGCCACATAGAAGAACTCCGAAGCACCGTTCGGCCTCTTGGCATTAGTCATATCTCCAGAAAACAAAACACTCCTATCACTCGACCTATAATCAGCATCCCAGCCAAATTTACCTTCAGCATTAACCATAGAGAGATCAATGTCAATTCTGTTATTGCCAACGTTTTCCCAGTGAATACCCACAATCATGTCCTTTGGTATTTTTATGTAAGTCCCGGAAGGAAAGTCTCCTGTAAACTGTTTCTCAGTCGCTGGAAGAGCGTAGGTCACATAGTCAGGAATGTAAATCTTCTTATCTTTAACATCTAAGCCTTTAACTATCGAGCTCAAGACAACTTCCAATATCCTCTGAGCGGTAGCTTTTTCTTGGAACTCAAAGCTCGTAGCATAGCCTTTCCCATTTCGTATCCGGTAAAGAATTGAGTCCACATTTCCTGTCCTGAACTTCAAAGCATAAGCAAGCCTTATCTTCCTAAAAGCGTTCGCTTTGCTTAATTCCTTCTCAAGTTCATTTATGTTTATTTCAATTCCGTTCTTAATCCTGGAAGTAATTTCATTCAGATAATCACTAGGCATTGGCTGATGATACTTCTTAGCAAGCCTTCTGATCCTGTTGGTGACAACTTTCATTCTTTGATTAGACCTGAAGGCGAGGAAGAGAGGCTTGAACCGCAGGAAGATCTCGGCCAATCTCTCAAAGCCATATTCCCGTCCATATTTGAGAAATACATTGAGCACATTCAAGTTGTCTTTTGATTTGATTTCTTCAATGGTAGCATTATCCTTGATCAATAGGGTCTTGTTCGTGGATTTATAGATGGCGTACCTTAAAAATTCCACTGGATTTTTCGGGATAAGATCTAAGTAACCATATAACATTACCCTCGCTTCTTTATTCTTCACTGTGCTTATCTCTTCCGCCGTTATTTCAAGATAAGTGGCCAGGTCAACAACATCCTTTAGAGTGTCCTCTGCCAAAGCTATCCCTGACTGAAGTAAAGCTATTAGTTTACTTTTGAGTTCATCTTTCGTATATCCCTTTATCACAGTCAGGCTTATCCCTTCTTCCAATTCCGGGATTTCTAACTTTTCGCTGGGGATATAAACAGAGTCCTGGCTGTAAATTCCCATACTCTCGAAGCCATAGGTAGTGAAATAATGAACCAACTGCTCAAGAACCAACTGAATAATACTTGCTTCCTTAACCTTTCCCCAGGATTTGTGAAACGAGCTGTTCATCTTCTCAGCGGTCAATCCCAGCTCTTTCTCTACAACATTTATCACCTGGGCGAGCTCGAAACGGGAATAGTTATAAACGACTTTTGGTGAGAAAACGAACCCCTTCTTAATGGTTTCCTGTAATAGCTCTTTGCTTGGATTTTCTCTCTGCTTTGTCAAAACTTCAACCGCTTTGAACAACCTGATTATTGATTCCATCTACTCCTCCTTTTGTAATGAGAGGCGGGGAGTATTTTAAGAGCCCCGCTTTGTGGCAGGGCTTGTATGATAGGAACCCCCTTTGCCTCCCTCGTTAATGAGAAAATGGCAGGGGCGGGAGGTAGCTTTGCCATAGTTTGTGATAGGAACCTCCTGTGCCCCGATTATTGCGAGGCGGAGCGTATTTGCCATATAGAGGTTGTAATAGGAACGCTCTGTGCCTCAATTACTGCGGGAGCGAGGAGTAGATCTCCAATGATTTTTATAGGAACTCCTTGTGCTCCCTTCTACTTATAATAACACCAAATAGAGTTAATCCGATACAACCAGCTTTAGTTACACTTCTCCAGCAGCTTGTTTATTATCCTGGTTCCCACTTCTTTGGTGATTTCACCGTTGGCCACTGCTGAGCCGATTTCACCGATTGCTATTTCCATTGGCGAGAAACTCTCCTCCGGTTCTTCTTCCTTCTCTGTCCCCAACCTTTCTTCTTCCTTTTCCACATCCAGGCCAAAATATTTACAGACCATATCCAGCGCCGTCTTGCGGCTGATGAGTTTAAGTTGCCAAATGCTCACAATACTCTTATTCATCTTCTCGATTTCCGCCAATTCATAGTCGAAGATCGGAGGAAAGCTCACCTGGAGGTCAAACTCTTTATTATTCCCCTCCCAGGGCAGAGGCCCGCTCTTCTCCACTCCCACCGATAGCAGGTAAGCCTTGTAGAGAATTTCTTCGAACTTGCCTGAGAATATCTCCTGTCTCCTTTGTATCTTCTTGGTGAAAGGGAACATCGAAACGTTAGCCACTTTCAGAGCCATCTTTTCGGCTAAATTCAGGAAGTGCAAAGGCGTCTCTGCCGCTGTAGCTATTACAATGGCTATCCGATTCAGCATCGCTTCCAAATCAAACTTACCTTCCGGCTCCTCGAAGTGATAGTCCATACCTTTAGGCAGAAACATCTGGCTTCCTGGAGGTAGGCTCCTTCTCAACCCAACCTTTTGATCTCTGTCTCTGGTCACGGAAGCTATCCGGCTCTTCAGTGCGGCTCGGTAGCGGGTGTCTACACCGGTGAAAACTCCTATCGGCTGAGAGGCAAACATCCTTCTTTTGTCAGCTTCCTCTGTAACACTGTCGTACATATCGAGCCAGTAGTAGAGCTGGTGAAGATCACTGTTGCCGAACTTGGAGTTGGAAACGGCATTCACCATCACGTGTACCATCTCTGAAGCTGGTATAACTTTCTTCGTGCCAGCATCATTCCCGTACATCTGGACATAATCCTTCACGTCGGCTACGTTTTCGCCATCCACATTTTTCTGGTCAATGGTCTTCGGAGGCAGCATAGCCAAGTAGAATTTATTCTCCAGCTCCTTATCGCTAAAGATTCTGAAGAAGTTATCCCCATATATGCCGGATTCTATTCCCACCTGGAACAAGTCCACCTGGCCGAGAAAGCTCCTGGCCCAAACCACTTGATCATCGTCCCCGGTTATGATGATGCCCTTACCGAAAGTAGCTGAAGCGGCGAGATTGATGACGGGTCTGGCAAACTGATTCTCCAGGTAATATTCCCAGCTCATATCATAGCGCTCTTTCCGCTCTTCCGGCACCTTGAATTCGTGCTTTCCTGTCGTTTCCCAGCTCCCCATAGCCACCGTTACACTGGTGCCATATTTCGCTCTTCTGAAGGGAAGCCTGCCTTCTAAAATGTCTTTAACGGTTAATACCTTAGCCATACTACGTCACTTCCTTGTCAATTCTTCTTATAATTTATCTGTTTCAATAACTTCTTCAACAATTCCCGGTTATCCAGTAATACTTCGAGCTGATACCTGGCTAAAACAGCTATGGCCTGCTCTGAAGTTTTAGCTTGGAAGGTTAGTGCTTCGTCTAAAATTGTTTTTGCTGCTCTCATATTAGTTCTCCTTGTCAAGTTCCTTAATTCTTTTTTCAGCCTGCTTCCTCATATTGTTGCTGGAAGGAAGTTTCTTGATCATAGCCTTTAATCTGGTTGCCTTATTCTTTTCTCTCCTGTGAGCCTGGCGGTAGTGTTCGCACTTAGGCTTGTTTTTTCCATGCTTCTTGGCTCCGGACTTTCCTGGCATTCAAAACTCCTTCTCAAAATTATTTATTTTTTTTCTTTAGAACCACATTTTAGCTTTGCTCAGTTTCAACAAACGCTGAAAAGCTCTTTACGGTGAAACTAATCATCTTCATCATCATCTGGAATGTCATAATCTGTTCCGAAATGTGGTATCATCGGAGTCGCACCAAAAGAACCCAGCTCTGGAGCATAGGGAACGTCTTTCAAAGGATTTGAGGCTTTGTCTACATCTCTAGCCCAAGTGCTCTTATCGTAGGCTCCACGGTCGCCATAAGCTATATCCATATCTCCTGGAGCAATCTCATCCCATTCTCTCAAACTGACGCAAGTATAAGACAGAGCATCAGCATAATCAGGAGACTTGCCAATCCGTTTAATCATATCTTCCTTGCTCTCAAAACGGATCTTATCTTTAAGAGTATATTCATATTTAATATTCGTCAGCTCCCAGAGCAATCTGTTCTTCTGTTCTGGAGTCAGATTCAAGAATTTCACTTCACGCCTTTCCAACCTTCTTCTGAGGCGCCAGTATAGCTCGGAACGTAGATTGAAGAACTGGGGATCAGAAGGAACAGCCCCACCAATAATCGGGAATACAGGATATCGTAAGTCCACCAACTCATCCACAACTCCCGGATTGAAAACCGCATCTATCGCCATAAACATAGGGTGCTGGCTCCTATGTAGCTCTTCAAAGAAATTCACCACTTCCCTCGTCCGAGTCTTGCTAATCTCAAAAATCCCATGAACTATATGCTCTGTTTCCTCATTGTCAACCAGAATACCAACGCTTTGATCCCGCCCCATTCGAGCAATATCTCCGCCGATTATGTGCATTATAACCTCAACCCTGCTTCTTCCAACCAAGAAAGCGGTATTCCTCTTTCAGCATCTTCACCCGGAAACTCTCCCAAAACTTTTGTCTTATAAAGCACCGAATCCTCTCCCCAATCCTCTCCTCTTTCTTTGATCCATTTCGACGTTACCAATGCTGGAATATTGCATTCTCCGGTGATATTCGGGCTATCAAAGCAACTTATGTGAACCTTATAATACTTATTTCCATTAAAAGCCTGCCAGAAATGCCCGCTTCTGCTTGTAGGATTGCCTATCTGGAGGCAATAGCTATTCTCAGACGTCAGTAGAGTCATCCCGGCATCGTAAAGCGCCTTAGAAACGCCGGGGCTTTCATCCAGCACCAAAAGAATATGTTCGCTGTGGAAGCCCTGGAAATCGGTCAGGCGGTTCTCTCTGGGGTGGAATCCTACGGCAAAATGGTTCTCTCCCAGCTCATATCTGAGAGTCAACATCCTACCGCCTACCGTACTGGGAAGCCGGGAATTCCAGTAAATCTCACGAATCTCTTTCCAGAGGATATCAGCCACTTGCCGAAATGTTGGAGCAGTAGAGATCACTTTTGAAGGCCACTTGGTAATCAAGAAGGTCAAGATAACAGCCGCCGTGACATAGCTCTTGCCGATACCGTGGCCGCTCCGGACAACCACATTTTTCCGATCAAACAAAGCATTGAAAATCTCTACTTGCTTGCTCCAAAGCTTAATTCTGAGTGCTTCCCGGCAGAACTTCATCTCTGGAGTATTTATGTCTGAAAGTTCCCAGCAAGTCTTGTGCTTTAATCTGGGTCTTCTTATCAACATTTCCATCTTTTCCATCTAATTTAAGCAACTCCTCCAATGTAAATTTTTGCTCAGTCCTCTCGGTTACTCCTCCAGTTACCAACTCTCTCAACTTGACCACATCTCCCAGCACTCCAGCTACTATCCGCAGTTCAGCTATATTAGTGGGAGTAAAGCCACCATCATTCAGAACTTTCTTGGCTTTCTTGATCACCTTATCCACCATCTGAATAATGTTATCAGTGCTCTTAAGGGTAAGAGTATGCACTTTCTTCATCTGTTCAATGGTAGCTTTTTCAGTGCTCTTAGCCACTATACCTAAAACCTTCTCGTCATATTCCTTAACGCGCTGGAGCCAATGAAACTTAGAACTCCATATTCCTGGAGAGGTCTTATACATACCAAACTTCTCAGCCACTTTCTCCAAACTTCTTTTCTCTGGTCCCAGGTTTCGATAGTAGAGATAAGCCCGCTTTTGTCTGGCGTCTTCCTCTCCTGGAACACCTCCATATCTCATTCTAATCAATCCTCCTCTTCTTTATTTTTGCCTTTTACTTCTCCCCACAGCTTCCTACATTCCTCATTTTGGCTTATAATCTCTTTGATCTTCTGCATCCTGCTAAAAATATAGAACGAGCTACAGGATAAAAATGCGGCTATCCGGTTATAGCTCCATCCACTGAAAAAATAAAGATACATAATCAAACTATCCAACCCTTTCAGCTCATTCCTGATCTCGAACAAAATCCTGAACCCCGCCGGATCAGCTCCATTCCCTTCAATCTCCTCGTCCAGATTGTGAAACGGGTTCTGATTAGCTGGATACTCCAAATCTGAAATCATTACTTCGCCTTCATCCTTCACAATAACCGTCCTCAACCTCCGGTGTAATTTATCCCAAAATTGAATTTTCTGGTCAGCCACTCCTCGCACCCCCTCATTAATAAAGAAATATCAGTTTTACTTTTCAGAGTTAGAATAGCTATAATAGCTGGTTGTATCCATTCCTATAAAAATGTTTCTCAGTCTTTTTCTTCTTTTTTACTAACATTAGCGTAGTTACTGTGCAATCTGAGAGTTATCGTTCAATCCTTTTTCATTTTATTTCAAAGCAACGCTTTTATCCTTCCTACCTTCCGCTTGTATGCTTTCCCAATCAACCTCTTCAAAAAGAACTCTTGCTCGACTAAGAAGCTCAAACTTTTTAGGTATCCTGGTATACTCCTTACTATTCCCATTATTAGACACCATAATACCAACAGACCCAGAGCTCAATATCTTTGTAATCCTACCAATTAACCCATCCGTCTTAACCAAATCTCCCTTGAAAAATTCCTGCTCAGTAATCCTATCTCTGATAGAATCATTTACCGTTACTTTCTTTTTCCATCTGTTGTTGATCTCAACAAACTGTTTATTAAGCTTATACTCTCCTTTAATCTTACCTTTGCTTCTTATTCTCAACACTTCTTTACCTCTAATGTTGTCGAGCTCAGAAATAGCTGGGCATGAAAGCGAATATGTGGAAGCGTTGTATTTCTGTTTGGTTTTACAACCTTGAGCTTTTATCTTATAGTGAACTGCTCCAGTATAATCCAGCTTCCGCTTCTCGCCTCGCTTTCTTGGTGCTCCAAAGCTGGCTATTATCATAGCGTCGGCTGAATGCGATTTCTCCAATCCCTCATATTGTTTTCTCCAATAACTGGTCATAGAACCGTTGGTTTCCTTCACCTCTGGAAAAAGTTTCCTAAGCTCCTGAACCAGATAAGTCTTGCCCGCCTGAACGTGAGCAGCATACATAAATCTGCTAAGTGGCGCAGTATGATCAGCAGTAACTTTCCTCTTGCCACTCCTAGTTTGATATTCATATTTCAAATTAAGTTTCATTCCCGCTTCTTCCGGCGTCCTGTTCCCTTTTTTTCTATTGCACTCCACACAAGCTAATGCCAGATTCTCCCATTGACTCGTTCCACCCCTTGAAACTGGCCTTATATGTTCAATCTCTAATTTCTTCTTATCTTCGGCCCCACAATAAGCACACCTCCAACCATAAAAAGAAGTTAAAGCTTGCTTCTTAGTATGATAACCATATCCCGGGCCTTGCTGGTATTCCTTACCCTCAATATCAGGATCGGCCAACTTCTGAAAATCAAAAGTGGCAGTTTCCACTATTACCTTTTTAATATCATATCTCTTGACCAGTATTTTAGCGGCTCTCAAAACGCAATCCTTCTTAGCCTTTATACTGGGAGGTGGAAGCTTATAATATTTAGGATCCTTCCTTATGTGAGCTTTCTCTGATTTGCTCAAAGATCGCTGACAAATACCACAGAAATCTTTCCCTACTTCGGCATTAGCCCCACACCACACACAAGGCGAAGTGCCAGCTTTCCGATTCTCAAACCTTTTAGGCCTGGAGCCGAGCTTACTTCTCCTACCTCTTCTAAATCCCCGTCTTTGTTCCAATTTCTTTTTGATTCTGTTTCCAACATAGATCACACCAGTCTCCAGAATCTTTCCAGAATTAGTTGCAAAAGCGACAGCAGAATAAAGAGCATAACCAACATACTTGCCACCGTCATCAATACCTAAAATAACCTTTTCTTTTCTATCTGTAGGAGCAAAAGGCATAAACACAAACGATAATTGATCCTTATCAAGTTTTAGTTTCATAACTTCTCCTCTCTTCTCAAGGGAGAGGGATTAACCTCTCCCCGAAAAGTTGTTACTTGCTTCTTGGACACTCTGAATAGGGTTTAGCGATAGCAAGCTGTTTATAGCGTTACCGCTATTTATTGCCTTCCCTGGCGAACCAGGGCGAGTATTCAGGCTCACTGTCCACAGAGCGAGGAGCTGAAGCCACACTCCAGGGTGTGCACCTATCCAGCAAAGGTCTTGGGCTACACCTCCATTACTGAAGGCTTGACTCATTAGGTGACCTTTATCCTGCTTCCATTCCCAGCTATTTTTATAGTTCGACGGTATTTTAGCTTGTTCCGCCACCAACCTTAGTTTCAGCAAAATGGGCAAAACTGCGATGCCGATAAAGACAAGAGTTTCGAGTTCATATAGCTGGGAGCGAAAGTGGCCGGGTTGTTTCGAGTTCATATAGCTGGGAGCGAAAGGCGAATATATGCTCCTTCCTGCTTCAGTGATCGAAAGTTTCGAGTTCATATAGCTGGGAGCGAAAGTTGTTTAGGTGAAGATCTTCGGCAGTCATAGAAGTGTTTCGAGCCCATATAGCTGGGAGCGAAAGTCTTTCTTGCCATATAGATCCAATCTGAATGCTTCATAATAACCATCTTGCGGTATCTTAGCGCTCTAAAGGTAGAGTTGATCCCGGCTACTCCTCCGATTATCATTCCTGCAAGAAAAGCTAAGATTATCATTCGATTTCCTTCTCTATTTTCAAGGGCATCATCACGAAAATAAAGCCTTGTTCCAGATAGCCGGGATTAGAAGGCTCAACCACTATAGCCGAATCAGAGCTCACAAACTTAACGATAAGCTCCTCAGCGTCTATCTTCTCCAAACCCCTAAGCAACCTGGCACTGAAAGCTATCTTCACCTCACCTTTAAGCTCATCAACGCTCAGCTCTTCCCTGGCCATTCCACTATCAGAGTTAGCAGTGAGGATCACCTTGTCAGTTATATCCAGGCGTACAGCTAAGCTTTCATCTCCTAATAGCGCTACTCGTTCTACGCTGCTGGAGAAGGCTTGCTTGTTTATTTTGAAAGAGCAATTGGACTCAGTGGGAAATATTTGCCACCAATCCGGAGCTTGCTTCTCCATCAATTGAGAAGCAAAAGTCACATTCCCGTCACTGAAGATTACTCGTCCATCTTTCAAATTTATCTTTCCAGTTCCAGCGTCTTTTCCAAACATAACCGGGAGCAGTTTCACGAAGTCAACCGATAGAGAGGCTTTAACGTCTGACTCTTCCAGCTTCTCAACCTTAGCCAGCCTTCTGCCGTCAGTGGCTATAATGTCATCTCCGAGGAATACAACATTGAAACCCTTGTAAGAGTCGGTATCAGCACAAAAAGACACCTTAGACATCAAGCTGATAAGCTCTCCTATGTTTGCCTGCTTTTCTCCAAGAACCGCTAACTTCACCTCCGGGAACTCCTCAGCCGGTATAGTGGCCAGCTCAAAATGCGCCTTGCCTGAATCCACTATCAAAGTCTCCTTTTTCTGAGAAAAGCTCACCTCTTCTCCAGGTAATCTTCTCACTATTTCCAGAAACTTCAAGCCATCTACACAGAGCTTTCCAGGTTCCTCAATGTTTGCCTCGCAATTGATCAGAGCAGTGAGAACCAGATTAGTGGTAGTCAATCTCAGTGATTCCTCCGCTTCCAACAACACAGTTTCCAGCACTGGCAGATTTCCTTTAGTGGTTAGACAATGCTTAGCCTTCATCAAAGCTGGTAACAACACTTTCTTCTCACAACTTAGTTTCATTCAGATCTCCTTTTCTAATTTTCTTTTATCGCTCTTCGCTTATACCTTCAAATGCAAAATATACAAACATAGCTCCACAAAAAGCCCCAACAAACATAAGCACTGTAATCCACCAAGAACAAACAAAAATACTACACATAAAGATAGTCCCACACACGAAGAGAATACCTACCCCAAAATTAAATAATCTATCCCAATAATCCAAGCCGCGCTTTCTATTAAATCTCATTCAATATTCCTTTTCAATCTTCTTTATTTCTCTTAACAAATCTATCATACATTATAATTGATCCTGCTACCGCTACATTTAGACAATAAGATCTCACTGATGGTATGCAAACCTTCTTCCTACCTTTTAATATATCTTCTGGCAGACCATCATCTTCCGCACCTAAGAGATAAATAGCCTGCTCAGGATGTTTGAATGTGGCCAGAGATTCCGTTCCATCAGCAATTTCCACACAGATTATTTGAGCTGAATAAGGAATGTGGTCTTTGAAATCCCTGAAGTTAGTGAAATGCCAAAGGGGAACATGTCTATAAGTGCAGAGCGTATCGCTGGCCTGTTTCTTATACCTCTTCCCAATAGTGAAAATGAAATCAGCACCATAGATATAAGCACTTCTCCACAAAGTTCCTATGTTGAAACCAGTCTTAACGTGGTAAATACCTATTCCGTAATAACCTCTATTCAATTTGTTCACCCCACATATAAATAATGAAACAGCTTAGGCTCAATTCCATATCTATTAAACGCCGCTTTCAGTGCCTTCGTTTTCTCAAAAATTTCCGGTTTTATCTCCTCAGGTCCATCCTCATCTGCAATGCTACTTATCTCACGACCAAAGGCAATAAAAACCCCTGCGGTATCAAAATTGTCTACTACCAATTGACAACCTTTGAAATCATTTACCCAATCCCCTTCCTCATCATCAAAAATCTCTTGGCATTCATTCAATACCTCTCTCATATCCGCAGGTAGCTTCTTATAATCATCCTCCGAAGTCGTTCCAAACATCACAACTGAATCATAATTTACACTCATTCAAGGCTCCTTTAATTTATTTGACTCACCCCATCAACCTTGCTAACATTCAGTACATCCTGGAAATATTCCTTCATATCGTCGTTATGGCTGATGACATATACCTTGCAGCCATCCTTCATTTCCTTCATCAAGAGCCCTATAACACTGTCAATTCCTTCAGAATCTAAGCTGTCGAAGACCTCATCAGCCAACAAAAGCCCGAACTGCTTGGTGGCTCGGTTCTGGACTAAATCCCTGAGGGCCATAAGGTTGATCATATCTGCTCTTTTCTTTTCTCCTCCGGACAAACCCTTGTAAATCCTGGCTCCTTCAACGCTGGAGACATCCACGCCGAACTTCTCCCTCACCTCTCCGCTTTTCAAAGGCGTCTGCGTATGAAACCTGATCTTGATATTCCCGCCGGTCATCACCGAAGAATAGTAAGCGGCTCGCTCATTCAGCCTGGGAACAACTGAATCCAAGATAAGGCTCTTCATTCCTTTGTTGCCGAAAGCCTCAACCCAGAAGTCGTAGTATTGTAAATCATATTCAATAACCTTTCGGTCTTCAAGGCCTTCGTAAAGCTTCTCCTTTAGCTTTCCCAGCTTCTTCTCAGCCTTCCCCACTAAAACCCCGTAAGGATTAGCTTCCTTCTTCAACTCCTCTATTGCTTTCCTTAGTTCTGATTCCCGTTGTTGCGACGTTTTAGAAGTCTCTTGAGCCTGCCATTCCAGCTTTTCCAGCTTCTGATAATCTCTTTTCTTGGTCTCAATCTCCGCTTTGATTTCTTGTTGTTCATGCTGTTTGCTGATAACCTCCTTCAATAATAGTTCATCTTCAGCCCAATCCTCTTCCATCCCTTTTAATTCAGCTTCTTTGGCTTCCCGCTTCTTCTCCAGCTTTCTCACGTGCTTCACTATTCCGTCTTTGGTTAGCTTCTGACCACAGACGGGGCAAATCGGTTTGCCTTCAAGTCCGCTGGTGATACCTGTTTCTTCTCGGATTCCCTTGATTTCTTTTTCTATAATGTCTATCTGGGCGCTTCTTCTAGCTCTGGAAGCCCTTACTTTCTTTTCCTCTCCTCTCAATTCTTCTATATTTTCTTCTATCTCGTCAGCTATAACCATCCCTTTTTTGGTTATGTGCATTTGGCGCTTTATCCTGACCAAGTTCGTCTCAGATTTCTCCTTCTCTTTTTGTAGGCCAGCTATTTCAGCTTTCTTAGCTTTGACTTTATGCTCCCTAATTCCTTGCCACTTCTCTTTGCTTTCTTTAAGGCTGGCTTTCTCTCGTATATGCGCTTCCAACAAGCCATTATCCTGAGAGAGCTTCAACTCCAGCTGATCGTCCTCCAGTTGAAGCTTCTCAACTTTCTTCTTAGCTTTCTTCTGGAATTCATTAAGCTTTTCCAACCCCAGTATCCTTTCCAGCACCGCCTTCTGTTCCGCATCCGTGAGGGCGGCAAAATGTTCAACTATCCCTTGGGGGAAAATAACGCTGTTGGTGAAGGTCAAGTAGTCCATTCCTACAAAGTCATTGATTAGCTTCTGCGTCTCAGTCATAGAGGAGTGGGTCTTATCTTCTTTACCGATGTAGAAAATCAAGTCGTTGGGCTTGCCACTCTTCATTTTCCTGGCACGAGCAACTGAAGCTGGAGTTCCGTTGTCATCAAGTTCTACAATCACCTGGCAATTCTCATCCACATCCCAGTTGACCACATCATCGTGTTCCAGACCTCTGGGAGTCTTCCCGAAGAGACACCAGCAGAGGGCTGAGAAGATAGTAGTTTTGCCGGCTCCATTGGGGCCGAGAATCAAAGCAAAGTTATGTCGACTAAAATCAAACTTTGCTTTCCGGCAACGCATAAAGTTCCGAATGGTTAATTCTTTTATCTGGAACATCACCCCTCCTCCTCATCTTCTTTGCTATCTTCGTCCATCACGTTGAAGAGCACATACATTTTCATCGTTTCCATCACGAACATAATTTGCATATGGGTCAGGCCAAGCTCATAGAGGTATTCCAGTACCTTATTTGCGGCACCGTCAATAATTTTCTCGCTGGCCTCGGATAGTATAGTCTTTTCCCGATCAGATAGTTCTGGCATTATTTAGGCTCCTTATCTTTTATCATCTCCCCAAGAGCTACAACTGCCCGCATTACAGCGAGCTGACGGGTCTTGCCCTTCCCTCTCCAATTAGGATAATTATAGATATTCAAACCCTTTAGTTGCATCTCAAGCTCCCTTTTTCCTCTTCCTCGCCACCCCCAAAACACCATAGCCTGCGATGTCCTTCCAGGGCTCCTCAGACTTATCGTCAGTAGCAATTCTAAAGAGTTTATCAATCACTCTAACAACTCCCAGCATATCTCCATATTGTTCTGGGTTTACTCCATTAGGGTAGAGAACTTTTAATATCTCACCTGCGAGCTGGAAGGAATCACCATACTTTATATTCTTCTCTGTGACCAGGCGGCCTATCTCTTCACCTATAGAAATAAAATAAGTATCAGACATCAGACTCTTCCATCAATTCCTCTCCTATCTTAATAAGTCTTTTTTCGTCTAATCCGCTCTCACTACCTTTGACATATTTAGTCGCCATCTGCTGAAAAGTCATATCCAGTTTCAACCCCATTCTATTTTTCACTTCCTCTACCTTCGGAGCCTGCTCAACTTTCACGGCTCTGGCTCCTTGCTCTTCCAACGCCTTTCGTATGTCGGCTACATCTGAGGCCCCCATACCCGTTGGGATAACCACCTTCACGTAATTCCCTTTCACATCAACCTCTTCTTCACTTTCTTCATCAAGAGTTACAAACTTCGGAGCGTTGGCGGGGATCAACTTTGTCTTGAATTTCTTCCCTTCCAGTGTTATATCCCAGAAGCCTTTCTCCTGGTTCATCTCTCCTCTATCTATTTGAAGCGGACTTCCTACATACATAACATTATCGGCCAGCCATTGATGCTGGTGAAAATCTCCCAATAGGATTAGGCTGAATAATTCTGGGTACAACTCCTTCAAACCCATAGCCTGAATAACGCTTATAGGATTATCGTTAGCTTTGGCTCCGATGACTGGCGTATGAGAGATAAGAAGGCCACCTTTGCTTTTATCCTTGATCAATTCCTTCAACGCCTTTCTTCTTTCACTCAAGTCATCTATAAACGGAAGAGCATATATCTTCTCACTGTCTATCTCAAACATTCTCGGCTCCCTGATGACTTCACAGACAGTCGTGAAGGATTCTACTGAATAGAAAGTAGAGCTTCTCTGGAATAAATCGTGATTCCCGGAAAGCAGATAAACATCTATGCCGGCCAGCTTGAAACTCAGAAACATATCCCATACCAGGTGAAGCACATCAACGCTGAGGCGGGTTCTGGAATGGAAGAGGTCCCCTAAAAAGAGAAAATTCTTTATGCCATTCTTTTCAGCGTAGACTCTCATCTGATTGAGCACTTTCAAAACATCTTCAAGCCTGCTATTCAGTCCCTTCTTAGTAACAAAAGAGAAGAGCGGATGATTGCTGGCGTGTAAATCCGCTGTAGCTATGAATCTCATTTCAATGCCTCCTCTTTAAGTTTTTCCAATTTAATGTCTCTAATGTCAGCCAGAACTTCAGCAGTGGCCTGAAGAGAACGAACCTCAATTTGCCCCCTACAACCTACAGCATAAAGCCAAAAACCCCTTGTTTCAATATCATGAAGCATCTCCTCTTTCGATCTCATATCAAAATTCAATTCGTAGGCATCTATATCCCGAATATCCACCAGAAGTTCAAATATAGCTCGATTAGACCGATACTCAATCTGCTCCATACCCCCTCTAGCATAACCTGGAATTTTCTTATGTTCAATTTCCTCTATTATTTCCTGCTTACTTCTCATAAAATGAGAAATATTCCAATCCCCCTTTGCTTTATCAATAAAAATAATATCTGAGGAAACAAAAATTGCTCCAAAAACAAAAATCAGGCAAACTACAATGGAAACTGCCCACCACCATCTACGTCTTTTCATTTCAATCTCCCTCTTTCTTTTTTTCAACTAAATTCTTGACCTATCATACTCTCAAATATTATCGGACATTCCTCCAACATCTTATCAAACTCCTTCTTGGTATACTTTCGTCCATACTCATCTTTAATTTTTCTTCTCCTACTAAAATCTTCATCATCTCCTGGCCATATTGCCCAAGTGAAAGAAGAGCAGGAACAGACGCCAGTCTTTTTAGCTGGCTTGCTCTTATTAAATCCAAGTTCCCGGCCAGCAACTGAAACCTCTAAAGGCTCGTCAATCGGCCTATCGCCACAGATGGGACATTTCTCATACCATTCCTTTGAAAGATGAACGCTACTTTCTCCATCTTTACAAAGAGAAATTCCACAATCCCAACAGTAAGGCCCAGCAGCTGAGCGCTTCCCTACGTGCTCAGCATTTAATAGATAAAAATTAGTTCCCATTTTTCTTCTCCTTAAAACAAGCCTTCACTCCTTCTGGGTCAAGCCAGTCTAAAAACTCACTGAGGAGACCAATATTTATACTCCCAGTGCTTTTATGAACTTCTAATATAGGACTTCCTCCAAAAAAACCACACCATTCCTCTAACCTCATTAGAGCCCCATTCTTAATCATAAAATAATCTGGCCGACGGTTCTTAGAGAATACTAAAAGGCCAGCTTTGCCGCTTTCCTGGGCATCTCTTTTACATTGCGACCAAAAACCCCATAGAGGAGAAAGTTCCCGAAATAACCCATCAAACGACCAGCTTTCTTGCTTCTTACATTCAACTGAGAAAGGCAAATCCTGCTCCTGGCAAATAAGGTCACCTTCCCAGTGAGTTCCACCAGAAGCAGGAGTACTATAAACGGGATAACCCCACCAGGCAGTGAACAATTTAGCTATTTTAAGCTGATAAGCGTTACCCTTTCTCTTAGAGCTACGACCTATTTCAGTTTTAGTGCGAGTCATTTATCCTCACCATCCACAATCTTCTTGCTCGCCTTAGAAAACTCTTCTTGCAGAAACTTTATATGATCCTCAAAGTTTGTCTGGACATAAGCTGGCATCCTCTCTGGACGTGTTTCGTACCATCCCAAATAATCAGACAACTGGCTAGCTAAAGTTCTGGCATCATTTGCGATCTTCTCTAATGCTTCATTTGCCCTACGGCCAAATGGCCCCTTCAGAAGCGGCCCCATAAAGCTACGTATGGTTTCCTCTTGAACATGCAAACTATCAATAACCAACCTCACCAATCTCCGTTTTCGCTCCTTCAAATAAGACTCTTGCACCATCTTATCTATCATATTTTCATTCATCATCTTTTCTCCCTTTCTTCTTCTGTCCCTTGAAACTCAGTCACATAACAGATATTCTCCATTTCCGGCAATACATAATCCGGATAGAGGGTAATTCCTTGATAAAACCTATATACCACTGGATGCCTTCTCCTGAGCCACTTAGGGAACCATCTTTCCTTAAACGCTTCCACCAATCCTTCGGGAATTTTATCTCTCGCCCCTCTTGGCCAGCCAAGGAGTAGTGTATCTTCTGAATAATCTGGTCAGAGACTATATCCGCTGTATGGGAAATCTTCAAGTCCTGAATCATTATAGGATCAATGGCGCCAGTCAGTTCAAGCTTAACCTTCTTCAAAATAATCTCACTCAGTGGCATTATCCCCATCTTTCAAGCCTCCCTTCTCCCATATTTCCTCAAAATCCTTAGCGTAAAATTTCTCTTTTGAATCCTGGAAGTGATACCAGCCACCTTCCTTTATTATCTCTCCTTGCTCCACCAGACAATCCAACCAACCACTGAGAGCTG